TTAAATCAAGTAGTGAATAACCATCATCAAGTGGCGAACCAGTCCTATCAACCCGTATAGCCTTTTCAAATTGAGTTAGGTATTCATCATAGAAAAAATTAGAAACTTTAGTTGTCCTTAACATTTCCTGTATAGTATTAATTACTAATGTTTGAACAGATGCAATCGGCGTACTTGAGCTTACAACTACTTCCTCTAATACGTTTTGGTTATCTCTAAATAAAGCACCATCTTGTCCAAATATAACTAAGTCTTTATGAAAACCAGTCGGGTCATTCAAATCTATATATCTGCTTTGCCCACTATATGTTCTATCAATGGCTTGTAATTTAGCAATTTGATTACCATATACTAATGGTAATACATTGTAATCGCTACCATTTACCATTCTGGATTGTGTAGAGAATACTTCCGGTGCACGCAATTTTATCTGTTCATTGGTCTCAGACGGCGCTGCGTTACTAATTGTTTGTTCTAGATTAAATACAATTCTTAATGTGTATTCTTGGTTATCTACCCCTATATATGGTACTACAATTTGTAACCCTTGTGCATTTTCTGGACGTATGGTTAGGTTCTGGTTTGCACTAACTCTAACCCAAAATCTAAATAAACCTGTTGGTATATTACCAAAATTACCATCAGCAAATCTAACAGTAACAGTATCATTTGCCCCAGATATGACATCAAATATATTTCTCTGTGAGAATTGTATACTATTATAAATTATATTTTCTCCAGCCAAAGCAGGAACTTTTGCCCATTTTGCAACTACTGTGCCATTCTGATCAGTTTCTTGAACATATACATCTGTTTGATTAATATTTTGTATATCAATTGGGAACAGTCTATTTGGAACTGGAAACTCAAAATTAGTATCTATGTTTAGTAAATTACCTTGTTTAAAATATAAAAAGAATCCAGTATTTGGTGAACTTACACCAAGACTGTCATTTCTATATATAAAATTAAATGCATTATCTGGGTCTGGGTCACGCTCAAATATGGTCTCATTTGTTACAAAATTTGGATTGCAAATATCAATTGGATATTGCTGTCCACTAACAGATATAGTTAGTGGGTATGTTACATTTAGCCTCAGAACATTGTTTAGTTGATATAAATCAGTAGGAATACTGCCAATTACGCCACTTTTTGTTGGCCTTCCAAAAGGGTTTATTGAGCTGAATGCAGCATTACACACCTGAACAAATTGATCAAACCAGTCTGGGTTATTTGGGTCATTCCAATATATTGCTGAATTGCTGATATCAATACCATTTGCATCTATTAATTGCTGATTTGTTTGAACTGCTGATATTTTAAATAACCCACTTGCTGGAACATTTCTTCTAGGAACATAGTTAACCATCTGGGCAAGACGTATGACACTTTCTCTACGCTCTGCGGTGTCAATAAAATTTTCTCTACTATTTAAATCAGTTCTAAATGCTAAGCTTGTGCCATAATATGCTAATAATTCTATAATAGCAATAAATTCAGAACTTTCAATATAGTCATTATAATCTTCTGGATAATATGTCTGTACGTAATTTATAAGTGCCTGTTTTAGCGTGTCATAATCATAGGCAGTATAATCAATGAATGAATATGCCTTGAAGACTTTTTTATAGTCTTCACCAGAGAATAGATTACTTTGTCTTAGTGATTCACTCATGATTTACCCTATTATAACCCATTTGTTTATTGTTTTATTTTTCTTAATAAGTTGATGAGTTTGTTGTACATTACTATTTATTTTATTTCTAATATCAAATCTTGTTCCAACAAAAACTTCACCACTATCTATATTTGTTATTTTATAAATTTGCTTATCTGAATTACTATTTGATAGTCCAGTACAAATTTGTTTCTTATTTATATTGGCGTTATGTATTAATGACCAACCTTTTGCATACTTAGTTTTTCCATTTAATAAGTGACAAAATAAAGATGTGCTTATTCCAAGTTCAGATTTAATACTATAACGAGTGCCAGTAAATATATTGTTATTTTTACTTATTAATGTGTATACTTTTTTATCTGATCTATGATGATTATTGCCTGCTATACTTATCCTTTTATCTACTGTGTTACTCAATGGCTGCCAATCATCATTACAAAATACCCAACCTTTTAAATACTTATTGCCATTTAATGCAGTTGATAACGCACTTACGCTTGTGCCTATGTAAGATATAATAGATTGTCTTTTACCTTCAAATTTTTCGCCTGTATTTAAATTTAATATTTTATATTTTTTTGGATCTAAATTAGGCGAAGTTAACTTAATATTATCTTGTATTAACACCCATCCATTAACAATCTGTCTCTGTAAATTTACAAGTTTAATACAATCTATTAATCGTAAATTATAATTTAAGCTTAATGATTCAGCAGTATTGATATAATGTTCACCAGTTTTTATATTAAAGAAATTATAGAGATTTGTATCTATTTTGGACAATAGTTCTTTATTATCTTTTTTAGCTTGTATTATTTTTCTAGATCTAGCATCAAGATCGATTAGATTAATGTTAAATCCTCGCTTATGTGTTGATAAATTGTAATATTCGCGTTCACCGGTTTCTAATGTTGAATATATCACATTATATGATTGTTGCATCATATATTCATCATCATCTAAATTATTAGATAATAATAAAACAGTAAATTTAAAATTATGTTTACCAATATATTTTATTTCTTTATTTAAATATTTAGAGCTACTGGTATAATATTTCCAATTATGTTCTTTTCCATTTTTTTTAAAAAATGACTTCTGGCCTATATATTTTTTGTTATTTAATAAGTTCTCAATAAGATATATAAACCCACTATATTGGGTTACATCAATTTTATCATCATAATACCAATGGCCGTACAACATTTACAATGAAGCCCTATCAGCTAAGCTAAACATCACAAACATACTATCTGTAACTGACTCAGGTTTAAAAAGTAATTCCATCGATATTGTCAGCACTTGATCTTGTTGAAAAACATTTATAGACTTTAATTCTACCCGTGGGTCATTTCCTACTACTCTGGTGGCATCTTCTATAATGGCATTCTTCGTATATTCATCAAAGGGGTCAAATAGATAATTAAATATTCTAGTACCAAAATTTGGTAGCATAACCCGTGATCCCATAGGAGTTGCAAACTCATTGTTAATATCACGTTTAACAATATCAATATTTGTTAATGTATAAGGTGGCGTTACTTTATCAACTGTATTAAATCCAATAAAATATGGTTTTCTATTAGTTATTTGCTTTTGAATTATACCATTTTGTCTAGCAGCCATAATTTCCTCTTTTTACTATTTATCATAAAAATTAACTGCTATTATAATGTTTTAAAAGTGGCGTTGAAGTCCTGAGCTATAAGAGTTTAAATACATAGTCATTACTTTAGTCCTATCAGATACTGATCTATTACCTGCTATATTATAACTAAGATGATACCATGCTAGTTTTGTTTTTGTGCTATGTTCAAATATAAATTGATCATAGTTTATATTATCTCTGACCCACGATGCATTTTCCCAGTACATATTATAGGTCCACCCAGCAAATTGTATATCAACTGCTTGTCCAGCACAATGTTGGCTTATATTAGGCGGTTTTGCAGAATTTATTGACCTAAGACCAGAATTTATTTGCACCGCTGTTCCAAATTTAGCACGTAATGGCTCTAATATGTTTATGGCAACTGCTTTCATATTACATAATCTTTCTAATGCTGTCAGCCCAAATGAATTTACTAACTGGGCTTTTTCTAAAGTTGCATAACAGAGATCCTTAACCATATAATTTGTACTAAGTTGATAAGTGTATAATGGATCTGGTAAAACTAATGGGCATCCAGGGTCTATTCCTGGGCCTTGCTGTGGTGGTCTTTTATTATCAACTGAATTTGCTTTTTGATTTATATCATTAGGCGGGGTCGTCTGTTCAATGTTTGTTTGCACATTTGTACCTGTCTGATTTAAATTATTATTACCGTTTGCTATATTTTCATCATACCCATCTAATGTCGGGTCAGTCGTAGCATCACCTATCGCATTGACTAATTCTTTAACATTTTCCCATTGACTAGTTGAAAATGATAAGCCTTCTACTACTATATTTGGAGGAGAACAAGACATTTTAGGCCCTCATGACAATGCTGCTGCGGTTACAGCTTTATAATTTATAGGATATAACCCATTATCTGTGGCAAATTGCGTCAAATATACCTTTTTATCATTACCAACAGTAGATGCAATGGCATTACTAGCATCGCTATTATATGGTAATATCCACACGTAACTTGTTGCTTTCAACATTAATTTAATAGCTAAAATATTATCTCTAAGTTTATTCACATCCACTGAATTATTTATTACATCATTAGTACCGATTGATATTATTGCAACTTTAGCATTATGTACTTTAGTATTTACATTTAGCGTTGCAAGGGTTTTGCTACTACTATATCCATTACCAGCATTGACTAATGATGATGGTATATTTTCAGCAATACCTAACGCTATTGCGTCACCAATTACAACAGTACCCGCTGTTTTCTGCGATGGCGCATCTGATGGGAATTTCTTATCACATCCTAATGGATCAACATCCCTTACAAACATCGTTATGATGTTATTTGCTCGTTTACCGACTTGACCATACCAAATGGTATCACGTAAGTTATCACCAACTGCTTGCCAATTTTGTTGTTTAATAGATGCTATAGTATTTTTAAATTTTGAAAATCCAGTTTCTCCTAAATTGTATACTAAATCAACCAAAGCGCGCTTTCTTATATCTGACATAGAAGACCAAATATCCATACCTATAATTCTCTGTGCGCCTTTTATACTGCTAATTGCATCTTGTTCATACCATGTTTGTATCTGTTGATCGCTAACATTTGTACCTAACGGATATTGCTGTATCTCATTTGGCGATCTTAACATATGACCAATACCAGCAGTTGGCTTATTAGCTGTGCATAGATATACTGTATTCTTATAGCCTTCATGTATTGATAATTGACACTTTAACGCATTTAGGTTTATGTCTTTACTAACTATTGTATCTCTCGGTGACTCTGGTGGGATAGCAGTATTATTAGAACCTGCTGTTGTGTCTGCAACTGGGGAATTTTCTGGATTATTACCACTACCGCCAGATCCTATATAGGTTTTATCAGCTTCATTAAGTGGAGGTGTATATCCATTAATATTTGCTATATTAAATGCCGGATGTTCCGGGCATGGTTCATAAGTTGGTAGTCTAGTTACAGTCGTTTGAAAGGCCTCTGCATTTCTTATAAACTTATCCTCTGGCACAAAAACCGACCATAGAGATGTTTGGAATTGTGACTCTGCCGGGACTTTATTATCAGAAATATATAATTGTTGATTATATATTACTATTTCACCCACCTTATATGGTGTATTTGGTTGCCATTCTGGATAATTTAAAGTTTTTTTCCATGTTGCTAAAACATTTATTTTATCTACGGTCGCTTTAATTTCTGCAACACCGGCTGTACTAGCAGACTGTGGGCTTTGTGTTGGTATAGGATTACTTGGGGTTGGTGGTGTTGCCCCCCCATTACTATATGAATTAGATCTTACCGATTGTGCATTTAAACTAGAAACATTAACTGCTGCATCTATTTGCATACCATCCGCATTAACACTTAGTGCGTTGCCTGAACTTATTATTACTTCTCCAGTAGCATTCAAGCTTAAATTAGCACTAGTACATACGGCAATATCATTTGTTCCTATTATAGAAACTCCCCCACCTGATGCCATGCGTATGTTGTTACTTGCACCAATATCTAGCGCGCCTTCTGTACTGACCCTAATACCCATTTTTGAAGTAATATCTATACCACCCTTTTCTGCTGATGCTAAGCATGACACCTTTGCAGCTAAGTTTATACTACCTTCTTTTGAAGTGAAATATGTGTTTTGTTGGGAGGTACCGTGTATTTGATTTACCGCCTGTAATGCTATTATACCCCCAGTTCCGTTATTCTCCCCGACATATTTGAAATATGGAATGTTTGTGAC